CGCGTTCGCGTTCGCCGTGCTCAGCCCGTCAGCCATGAAGCGTCACCTCCTCCGGCTCGCCCATCACCCGGGCGCACGCGTTTCCGCACTTGCGGCACAGCCAGTCCTCATCCGCGGGCGCCTCGCCCGGCTCGAGCACGCGGGCCAGGTCGAGCTTCGCGCCGCAGCACGACGACGACGCCCGCCGTATCTCCGCCGTCCCGGTGATCACCGGGCGGACCGTCAGCTCGTCAGGCACCGTCACTCCTTCGCGGCGCGCGCGGCGGCCGCACCGGCGCAGGCGGCGCGGCAGGCGCCTCGGCCCGGGCGCCCTCAGCCGGGACCCTGAGCACCTCCAGGCCCAGGCCCTCGGCATGGACGCCCGGGGCACCGTCCTCAATGAGGTACGCCTCGTCACCCGGCGGGCCTTCGTTGCTCACCTCGGGTGACAAGGTGCCGTCGGCGGGATGCCCGGTCCCGGTCATCGGCTCGCCCGTGCCCGGGTGGCCGCGCAGGCCGTCCGGCTCACGGCCGGGCTCATAGGTGACCTGGCTGTTCGGCAGGATCTTCGGCACCTCGTCGTCTCCCTTCCGCCGCGTGCTGCCGCACTGCGGGCACCGCGTCAGCCCGACCGCGTAGGCCGCGGTGCAGTCCGCGCACTCCTGCAGCGCCATGTCAGTCCCTCTTCAGGTCGGTGATGCCGCCCGGCGTCGAGCTGTCGAGCCGGTCGGCGATGAGCGCCCGGTCGGCCGCCGCCTGCCTCTGCGCCTTCCGGTGGGCGCGCCACGGCTTCCAGCCCACCGCCGCCGCGGCCGACGTCCCGATCGACGTCGACAGCAGGTCGTGCAGCAGCCCGGCGGCGACCAGGTGCGCCCACAGCCCGTGCATCAGGCCGACAGCGCCGCGAGGTTCGCCGGGTTCCGCTGCGACAGCAGGTCATGCGGGATGTACAGCACCGCGCCCAGCTGCGCCACCGTCCCCGCCTTGGCCGCGTCGACCTCGATGTAGTCGAACCCGGCGGACAGGTCCTCGGAGAGGATGTCGAAGACGAAGATGCCCTGGTTGCCCTCCTGCGAGGACAGCGTCACCGCACCGGAGGAGTAGGTGGCCGTCACCTGCGTCCACGTCTCCGTGCCCGCCAGCGTGGTCGCCGTCTTCTCCCAGTAGTACTGAGGCGGGTTCGCCATGTTCTGGCTCGTCCCGCTCGTGTCGGCGGTGGCCTCCTTGAACGTGAACGCCGGGTCAGTCCCCGACGACGCGGCCCCCTTGAAGATCACCACCATCAGGCCGCTGTTCCGCTTCATGCTGATCCGCTTGCCCGTCACCGCGGCCGCGGACAGGTCCACCGGGGCGATGCCGACGCTGAAGTCGTTCAGCCGCCCGAGAGCCTCCATGCCAGCCATTGCCTACTCCCTTACTGAAGGACGACAACAGGTGCCACCTGCTGCGTTGTCTCGGTTGTCTGAGCGGGCGCCCAGTAGCGGCCGTCCACGCGGACCTTGATCCGGTAGTTGCTGATGTCGGTGACGAACCCCGACCCGGCCGCCGACCGCTCGACCGTCATCTCCATCCGGTCGCCGATCAGGTACTTGCGCAGGTCGACCAGGGCCAGGTCCCCGGGCGTCCCCGCGGCCGGCTGGTGGTCAGTGATGAACGCCGGGAGCCCGAGGATGCTCGGCCCGACCTCGTGGCCGTCTCCGAGCTGCAGCCAGTCCGACGGCGACACCGGCGCTCCCGATGACGGGGATGCGCCTGACGGCAGGAAGTACAGCTCGAGCAGCGAGTCGAGCACCGACGCGGACACCAGCCAGCCGACGTCGGTGACGCCCGGCATGAACCCGGCCGACTTCGACGCGGGCGCCAGGGCCTTGGCCACGCCCATGACGTCGGCCAGGACCGGAGGCTGCCCCGTGTTGGCCCGGCCCACCTGCCTGGCGGACGCCGCGTTGATGATGCCCTCGGGCTGCGCCGTGCCGTTCCCGCCGATGAAGTAGTCATCCTCGGTCCAGGCCAGGCCCATCGCGACGACCCTCGCCAGGAAGTCGCCGAACGCGCCCGCCGCGTCCGCCGCCAGCTCGTTCGGCACCGGCATCAGCGCGGCCAGCTTCTGCGCCTGCAGCACCGCCTGCGCGAACCCGGGCACCGACGGGGTGATCGCCGCCCCGTCCTCGGTGAACGAGAACGTCAGGCCACCGAGGGCCTGCTTGCCGGACTGCTGCGACGGGTTGTCGACGTAGGGCACCCCGAGGCGCAGCGACCCCATCGGCAGGACCATCGCCCTCGGCCGCACCAGCGCGGGCGCCAGGTAGGCCATCACCTGGCTCCGCAGCATCTCGGGGACGAGGAACCCGCCGCCGGATCCGGTGCGCTCCGTCCACGCGTTCGCGATGAACTGCCGGGCCGAGTGATCCCGCGGGCTGAACACCGCCGCCAGGTACTCCGGCCACGACCGTGCCCAGGGCTGCGAGTCGAGCACGGCGCCGGGCGCGTCCTTGCGGTAGAGCGCGCTGCGCCAGCCGGCCGGCGGGGGCATCTCCCCCGCCGTCAGCAGCTCGCCTGCGATCGCCTCGGCCGTCACGGGCGTCAGGCGTTCAGCAGGACGAACGGGGACAGGGTGTTGCTGGAGCCGTTGGCCGGGGTCAGCGGCGTCCGCATCCAGCCCCTGCCGTCCATCCGCTCGATGACCCGGTAGGAGACCGTGTCGTTCGCGAACGAGTACTCGGACGACTCCGCGATCTGCATGGCCTGCCGGTCGCCGATCAGGTAGTAGGACGGGTCGATCAGGGAGATCGCGCCGGCCGTCCCGCTGCCCGGGTAGGGCACCTTCTCCGTCACTCGCAGCGGCCGGCCCAGCAGCTTGTAGTTGAAGCCGCTGCCATCGGACCCGCCAGGCGCGTCGATCGCCTGCATCTCGCCCAGCCACAGCGGCGGGGCGACCGCGGTCGTGGTCGGCCCGGTGCCGGTCAGGACGCCCGCGCCCAGCTGGAACAGGTACGGCAGCACGTCCGGGCTGCACACCCACATCGCCCGCTTCAGCGACGGCGGCCAGAGCCGCGCCATCATCTTGGCCAGGTCCGTGAACTCCACGTTGCCCGACGCGTTCGCGCTCACCGTCACCGCACCGGGGCACTCCAGCACGCCCTCCGGCTGGTTGACCCCGTCGCCGGTCAGGAACGCCAGGTCCGCGAAGAACGACATGGCGGCCGGGAAGAACGTCCGGAACCACACGTCCATCGCCGTCACGGAGTCCTGCAGAAGCTCGTTCGGGATCTGGGTGAAGGCGGTGAGCTTCGCGGCCTCCAGCAGCACCCTGGAGAACTTCGGCGCCGTCGCCGTCAGCGACGCGCCCTCAGCCGTCCACGCCGCGGACACGCCGCCGAACACGCTGCTTGTGTGCGACGTGTCATCGATCGCGGGGAACGGGACCCGCAGCGAGTCCATCGGGATGACCGTCGCGTTCGGGCGCATCACGCCGTCCTCGAGCGACAGGGCCAGGATCTCCGACCTCAGGGACTCAGGGACGAGGAAGCCGCCCTCGGAGCCGACCCGCTCGGCCATCGACGCGTTCTTGATCGCCAGCGCGTCCGCCAGCCGTCCCTTCAGGGCCTGGAGCTTCTCGATCTGGGCCGCGTCGCCGTTCTTCTTCGCGACGTACTCGCCCTTGATCGTCGCGTAGATGAACCGGCCAAGGTTCTCCGCGTACTCGCTGTTGTCGATGTCCTCCGTCGCGCCCGCCGCCGTCGGGCTGAAGAACCCGTGCCGGTCGAACAGGTCGGCGGCGTTGGCCATCTTCGACCGGGCGATCGCCCGCGCGCGCCGCGGGCCGCGGCCCTTTACTGCCGCCAGGCCCATGCCCGGCCGCCAGCCCTCCGGCGGGGTCACGCCGTTCTTGTCCCGCTGGTCGCGCATGAACTCCTGCAGGTGCGCCTGCATCTGCTCCTTGAACGCCTTCACGTCCTCGGTGTTCTTGCTGTTGAACGCGGTGATGTACCGCCTGCTGAACTCGCCGAAGTTGCCCTCGGCGAAGATCGACTCCAGCCGGGCGTTGTCGTTGAACGCCTCTTCCAGCTGGTCCGGGGTCTCCGGGATTGCCGTGCCAGTGGTCATGCCCTCGCTCCCTTCAGGGCTGGCATAGCCGCCCGGAATCGCTCCGCGGCGCCCGCCGCGAAGATGCCCTTGCCTGCGCTGTCACCCGCGCCGCTGTCGTCCGGCTCCCAGTCCGGGCTGACCTTCTTCATCGCCGCCTGCAGCGTCGCCTTCGCATCGGCCGCGTTGGTCAGGCCCTCGGTCTGCGGCAGCCGCGACAGCGCGTTCTTCACCCCGGCCGCGTTCACGGGGTCACCGGGGTGGTACCGGTAGGGCAGCGCCCACGAGTCCTGCTCGGCCGGGTCGCCTTCCTTCCGGCCAGCGCAGATGCCCTTGTAGAAGGCAGCCGGATCATCGGAGGCCGCGCCGTTGGCCATCGCCTTGCCGCCATCCCAGGGCGAGTTATCCACGGCAGCGGCATGCAGCGGCTGGTAGAACGCGTCCACCCGCACGAACCCGTCAGCCCCCGGCAGCAGCCCCGCCGCCCGCAGCTCCCCTAGCAGGAACTCGCGCATGGCCGGCCGCATCGCCGCCTGCAGCTCGCCGGACGACATGCCGGCAACAGCGGCCTTCGGCCCGGGCGACCCGTCCGGCTCGACGTAGTCGTGATCGGTGTCGCCCTCGGCCGTCGAGTCGTCATCGCCGTCGTCGTCCGGGTCATAGGTGCCAGTGCCGCCGCAGCCAGGGCAGACGATGCCGTTCTTGCCCGTCCCCGGGTGCGGCAGCCGCTTGCGCCCGTTGCACGTCTTGCACACCGCGGGCTCGTCATCGCCGCCATCCGCGGCCCGCGGGCGGGACCGGCCACGGTCGCTCACCTGGTGGTCGTGGCCATGGGCCGCGTCGCCGTCGTGGGAGTGCTCGTGCTCGTGCATCGAGTCGCCGCCCTGGTCGCCATTCGCGGTATGCGCGTGCGAGTGCGTCCCGCTGAACGCCGCGTGGCTCCCGTCGGCGGCCGCCGCGACCGCCGCCCGCGGCATCGACCGCAGCGCCGCCATGATCCGCCCCGGCGCCCGCGCCGCCAGCGCATCGACGTCAATGCCCTGCGGCAGCCGCGCCTCAGCGGTGCCCACACGGTCAGCCAGGCCCGCCGCGACCGCCTCATCGGCCGTGTACCACGCCTCCTGCCGCATGACCTCACGCCACTCGGCCGCCGACTTCGTCCCCGACCGGTCCGCGTACTGCTGCGCCAGGTTGTCGCCGTGCTTGCCGAGCGTCTCCGCGACCTTCTCGAAATCCGCCTGGTTGCCCATGCAGGCCGTGAGCGGGTCGTGGATCATCAGCATCGCGCCCGGCTCAACGATCCGCTCATCGCCCGCCTGGGCGATCACCGACGCGATCGACGCGGCCATGCCGTCGACCACGGTCCGCTTGCGCCCCGGGTAGGCGCGGATCGCGCTCGCGATCGCGATGCCGTCGCTCACGTCACCGCCGCCGGAGTTGATGTGCACGTCCAGCGGCCCCGACACGCCCTTGATCGCGTCGGCGAACGACGACGGCGTGTAGCCCTCGCTGAACCAGCCGCCCGCGCCGATGTCGTCGTAGATGTCCACTCGCGCCGGGCCAGTGCCCTCATTGCGGATCCGGGCCCGCATCGGGTACGCCTTCATCGCCCTCCCGTCAGCTGCAGCTGGTTGTAGACGGCCAGCGCCCTCGGGTCCCTGGCCGACGCGGCCCGCAGGATCGCCTCTGCCACCGCGACCGGGTCGCCGCCAGCCGGCGCGGGCGCCACCCAGCCGGGCGGCAGCGCGGGCTGCTGCGTCGCCTGCTCGAGGAACTCCGCGTCCGGCAGCCCGACGAGCTTGAGCGCGGCGTGCGGCTCCATGCCCGCGCTGATGCAGGCGACCAGCGCCGTCGTCTTGCTGGTCAGCTCGAGGGCGTCCTGCTCGCGGTTCGCGGGCGTCGGGTACGTGTAGTCGAACTCCAGCCCGTTCGCGGTATCGCCGAACAGCGGGAGGAACTGCGTGTTGAGGACGTCCTTCCACCGGTCAAGGCGCGGCGCGATATTCCACTCCGCGAAGACTTCCTGCCCGGTCTGCGCATTCGCCCGGTTGACGTCATCGCTGACTCCGGTCATTACCTTCGCGATTGCCAGCGCCTCGCGGATAATGTCCCGGCTAATGGTCCGCATGTTCACGAAGTCCATGTCCTTGGAATTCGCGTGCGTATTCGGGATGTACGTGACCCCGGCCTCAAGCACGCCTATACGGTGCGCCCGCGCCACGCCACGGTGCGTCTCCCGCCACTGGTTGACGATCTCATCGAACTCGCCATCTTCAAACTCGTGATCCACTTGCAGGATCCCGCCAGGATCAGCCGAGTTGATAAAGTAATTCCGGTTCCACTGGGCAGCGTAATCAGCGGCCTCAATGTCATTCAGGACCGACTGGATAGGGCCGCAGCCGCCATAAGGGTCTTCCGGGTCCGCGTAATTGTTGAAGATGACCTCGTCCGGGTACAGCGGAACCATCTGGCTGCCGTCCGGCGGCCGGTACGCCCACCCCGCCAGGTAGCGGTCCTTGTCCGGCACCGGGATCATCCGGTCCGGGCGAACCGGCCACATCCCCAGTGGGAACGGCGACGCGCCCTCCGCGAAGTCCACCACCCAATGGCTCTTGCCGCACGACTCCATCCAGATCTGGCTGAGCTCCATCAGCCGGAACCGGTCCCAGATCACCTTCCTGCGCCCCGACGGCACCAGGATCGAGGCGGGCGTGCTGAGGACGTTCAGCGCCGCGTGCACCTGCACCTGCGGCCGCTGGTCGCTGCCCTGGTCGCTCGTGGTGAACCGCTGCGACTGCGACGCGGGCACCTGCCGGTACAGGCCCCATTGCGGCTTCGCCACCGACGAGGCGATCAGCCCGATGTTCGCCCGCGCCGTCCCGTTGCTCTTGTAGGCCCTCAGCAGCGCCAGGTCCGGGTTCCCGCCGCCCGGGCCGCTCCCCGAGAACGACGACGCCGCGCCCATCCGCACCGGCGGCCCGCCACTGGCGTTCCGCGGCCGCGCGGCCCGGCGTAGCCCTGACTTCACGGCTCGTCCGCGATGACGTGCTCGAGCCAGATCAGCGAGAAGCCGGTGACGATCAGGCCGGCCGTCAGCGA